AAAGCTAGGCTTGTAGGTATCTCGTCCAGGTAGCCAGCTTTTGCTTTTGTCCTGTATTTTTCCTCAATGCCGTAAAATTCCGTAGCCTTAGCTAAATAACCCTCGTACCTGGTAATAAAATCGGCTAACGTATTCCCCTCTGTGTTTTCATCGTGGACGTACATTTGTACAATTCTTGCCGAAACTATTAATTTTTTGTCTTTAGGTATTCTGGTGTCGTTCATTACTTCATTGCTTACAAAATTAAGCACATTGTAGTTTTCCTGGGTCTCGTCTATAAATTCCAAGTCTTTTATAATCTGCCTTGCATGCTCTTTTAGCTTGTCGTCGGTCATTACGTTACCCCCTTACTGCTTAACGGGTTGCTGTATGGTATCTAAATATTCCTTTATAGACTGCTCTGTAATGTAGTAGCTTTTACCGAATTTAGCACCCTTAAGCTTGCCCGCTTTGATGTATTTTCGTACGGTTGCAGTAGATAAGTTAAAAGCCTGGGCTATTTCCTTAACGTCGTATGCTGTAGTATCACCTAGTTTAATCATTGTGTTATAGCCTCCCTATTTCTTACGCTGTGCAATTTCTTTGCCGTCTAAATACTGCTCTAGGCACTCGTTTATAGTGTCTTTTAAGCTCATACCCTCATAAAATGCGTAGCCTTTAAGCTTTTCCAAAAGCTCTTTTTTAACAATAAACGTAGCCCTTGTAAGCTCGTCTGGTAGCCCTGCCTCGCTTGACTTTGCTTTATGGGTTGTGTGCTTTGCTGGGCGTCCTTTTTTAGCACCGCTGACCGTATGCCCTGGCTTTTCGTTGTTTTGCACCCCGTTTATAAGCTCCTCAAGTGCTCCAGCCGTGTAGTTTCTTTTATTAGCCATTAGTTTATGCCTCCTATTCTCTCTATAATCTCGTCCACAATGCCGTTATAATCTTTAGCCCCGTTGCTTTTAGGGTTGTAGCTGTAAATGTCTACCCCGTTTATAGGTGCCTCGGCTAATGCTACGTTATTGCGTACTTTAGTAGCAAAGACTTTGCCGTTAAAAAGTTTGTCTAACTTTGTCAAAATGTCCTTGCTAAGGTTTTTGCGTCCGTCGTATAAGGTCACTATTACGCCTGTTACCTCTATGCCAGGGTTAAGGCGTTTTTTTATAGTGTTTATAGTGTTAAGCAGGGCTGTTAATCCCGCCAGGGCTAAATATTCTGCCTGTGTTGGTATAAAAACCTCGTCACATGCTGTAAGGCCGTTAAGGGTTAAAACTCCTAAGCTGGGGCTATTGTCTATTAGAATGTAGTCGTAGCCCTCTTTTATTTCCTCTAAGGCCTCTTTTAATAAAAACTCCCTGCCTGGCTGGTCTGCTATGTTTTTCTCTGCTACTGTTAGCCTCAAGTCGGCGGGTAATACGTCGTAGCCTTTGCTTATAATTGCCTCCTGGGGCTTGCAGGCTCCCGTTAATACCTCGCTTACTGTGTTGTCTATTTCGTTGGCTTTAATGCCCAGGCTTATAGTTAAGCTGGCCTGTGGGTCTAAGTCCACTAAAAGCACCTTGTAGCCTTTATTATGCAGGCCTGCCCCTATGTTTATAGTGCTGGTTGTTTTTCCTACGCCTCCCTTTTGGTTTACTATGGCTATTGTTTTCATGTTTCCACCTCCCTAACCTTTGCAATAATTTTCGGCTTGTTTTGCGTTTTTCTCGTCAAACATAGCCCGTACATGGTTATTTATTCTGTCTTTTGTGTCGTCGTCCAGCTCTTTAAAGTCGTTTAATGCCATTTCTACGTATCCTAAACAGATATAGTTAAATGCAGTACTATTAAACAAATTGTAAATATCTTCTTGTGTGCATGTTGCTAAGAAGTCTAGTACTTTTATGTTGCTTTCTACGTCTGCCTGGTCTAATTTGCTATTGCCTCTTAATGTTCTGTAAGAGTCTGCTGTCATTTTGTAGCCGTTCATGTTTTTTTTGCCTCCTTGCATTTTCATGTTTACATGTAACTATCTGTATTATAAAGACGTTGTTTTTAATTGTCAATAGTTTAAAATCAAAAATAAGGTGGCTATGTAAATATATAAACGAATAAACACAAAAAGAGCTTGCCTTAAAAAGCAAGCCCTGTATTTGTATGCTGGTAGCATACTTTTATTAGTTTGTATGCTCGTAGCATACATTTATTAGTTTTATAAAGCTGGTTGCAGTGCTTTGTGTTAGCATGTGCCGTATAGCGTCATATAAGGCGTTTTTAGGGCTTTTAGTTGCTTGTATGGTAGTTTATACGTCTAACGCCTTAAAGTGCCTTAAAACGGCTAAAAACGGCCTTAAGCAAAGCCTCTATAGTTTACTAGGGTCGTAAGGTACTATAGTGCCTAATTTATCCGTCGTAAGCTTGCAGTATAAAGCAAGGTCTCGCTTGTAACCCTCGTAAGGGTCTACCCTGGTTACCTGGTATAAAAGGCCGTCGTAGTATACTCTGTAGTCGCTGGCGTAGTTGGCTTTTATAGCGTCTGTCCAGTTAATTCTAAATAGACATTCTTCTTTTGTGGTTGTCGTATTGTTTGCATAAAGTAGGCTTGCTGAAAGCTGTTTAAAATAAGCCCATAAGCTAGCCTGTGGGTGTATTGGCATATAGCCCTCCGTTTGAAAGCCGTCCTCGTCCTCAAACGTACCACTTTTATAAATAACTATTTTTTTGTCTTTTAGTTTCTGCATGCTTTTATTACCTCCTATAAAGCGTTTATAAACTCTGTGTAATGCTCGTATAGGCCTACGTAAGCGTCTAATAGGCTGGCCGTGCCGTCTATACGCTGTTTAGGGCTCTGGTTTTTAATTGGTACTATATTGCCGTTGCGGTCAATCTGTACGCCTGTGTTAGTTAAGCACCACTTAAGCATAGGGCTATTATTGTAAACTATTTTTTTAGCCTGCAAGTCTGCCCCTAAGTTCTGCATAGGCAAGCTAAGCGTTTTAGCTCCCTGGATACATCTAACCATGTTAAAGCCGTAGTTTTCCATTTCGTCCACCCAGTAACGGGCGCTGTAGCTATCATAGTAAACCCAGGCGGGCGTTATGCCGTGCTCCTGTACCATTTCTAAAAACCAAGCCGTAACGTCGCTATATTTTATGGTATTGCCCTCACACAGTCTAAGTAGCCCTTGCTCTAGCCATTTGTCATAAGGTATTTTTTCCTGGTGTACTCGCTTATAAAAGTTATCTCTAGGTAACCAGTACATTTGAGTAACGCAACGCTTACCCGTGGCCTTGTCAATCATAAGCAAAGTAGCACAAGTAAGGTCTGTAGTTATACTTAGGTCTGCCCCGCCTATTGCGTAAGCACCTCTAAAGTCCTCCAGGTTAAAAGTTTCCTCGTTGTTTATGTCGTCAAAGCTTAGCCATGCGTTGCTTAATGTCTCTCTTACGTTAAAGTCTTTGCAAAGCACGCCAGTAAGGTCTTTAGGGCTCTGTTTTGCCCTCTCTACCTTGTCTATAAGGTCTGTAACCTTTTTAATTTTGCCTAAGCCAGGGTTAGCCTTTAGCCAGGCTTTAGGGTCTTGCCATTCTTCCTTACTGTCCAGCTCATATATAACAGGTAAAAAAGTGTCGTCTGTTATAACGCCGTCTACTACCTTTGTGGCATAGTCGTAAATATCGTCAAAAATACACTCTCTAACCGTTCCCGCTGTCGTTATCATAATAAGCAGTGGCTGGCGTCTTGCGCTCTGTGATTGTTTCATAACCTCGTATAAGTTACGGTCTTTTACGCTGTGTAACTCGTCCATAATAACACAATGGCTATTTAGGCCGTCTAAGGTGTCGCTATTCTTACCCAGTGGCATAAACTTAGACATAGCAAGGCTAAAATAAAGGTCACTCTTACGCTTTTTTATGAATTTCTTAAGCTCTGGGCTTTGCTGTACCATGTGACAAGTTTCGTCAAATACTATTTTAGCCTGGTCTTTTTTTGTCGCCGTGCTGTATACCTCTGCCCCTGGTTCTTTGTCTCCCAGTAGCATATACAGGGCTAAGCCCGCTAACATGGTACTTTTGCCGTTTTTACGGGCTACCATGAAAAAGCTTTCTTTATATCTCCTGTAGCCTGTTCCCTTGTCTACAAAGCCAAAAAGAGCGCTTATGTAGGCCTTTTGGAATAGTTCCAGGCGTACAGGTTGCCCCGCCCATTCTCCCTTACTGTGCTTACAAAAACGCTCTATAAACTCTATAGGCCTGTTAGCCTTTTTTTCGTCAAAAATATACTGCCCAGGGTTTGCTATTTCCTCTGCAAGCTTTTTATATTGCTTATAAACCCTCTTGCTGGTAATGATATTGCCCGCCTCTATCTGCTTTACATACTCTGTTACGTAGTTCATGTATTAGCCCTCATTTAGGAAGTCTAAAAGCTCGCTCTCCTGGGCTTTAGGGTCTGCTTTTGGCATAAGGTCGTTAAGCTGTTTGTATATCTGGCCGTAACGGTTAATAGTCATGTTGTAGCTTTTTAGTGCTGGGCTCTCTCTAAAAAACTCTTGTTTGCCCTGTTTAAAGTGCTCTATAGCTCCCTCGTCGTTGATATGCTGGCGTAGTTCTGCCAGTGTACCAGCCATAAAAGCTAGTTCAGTCACAAGGCTATTAGCTATAGTGGTCTTGTCTGCTGGCACAGTCTTTATAAGTTTTTTAAGTTTACGCTTTTCTGCGTTAATAACTTTATCTTTGTCAAAGTCCACGCTATAACCTCCTAACTTTGTTTATTTGTTTACATTATTATTAGTAACCCCCCTCCCTATATAAACCCTGTAGAGGTTTTCTAATGTTGGGCGTTTGATTACTTCTTGCCCGCTTGTCTTTGCGACTAGGGGGGTATTAATTGCCATAGCTGTACACTATAAATACTCAAGCTTAGCCAGTTTACCGGTTTAGGGGACAGTAAGTGTCTGGCTTTGCTTTAAAGCGTCCGTGCCCTGTACAGGTTGCCTTTTAATACTTGTACTTTGTACTCGTTGGCTTGTATATGCTTGCCTATGAACCCATTGAACGGTGAAACGTAAAAACCGCAAGACTACGCACCCTGCTATACGCAATCTTATAAAGTTTGGTTTGCATATAATACACTTCTGCAAGTACCTATAGTGCACGGCTATAACAATTAATTGCTATAGCTTTATTAAGTTGCCATCTTCATCAAAACCCACGCCTTTAGCTGTTACACGCCCTGTAATAAAATGCTCGTTCTGGTGGCATGTCCTACACAATGCCTCTAAGTTATCCCAGTTAAGCGTTATATTAGGGTCTGTAATGTTATAAGGCGTTATATATTTCTTATGGTGGACTATGCAGGCAGGACGCCCGCAACGCTCACATATATAGTTTTTGCTAAGCATGTAGGCCTTTTGGGTGTCCCTCCAGGCTTTACTTGTATAAAACCCTTTTGCATAGTCTTTCATAAGTTAGCCTCCGTTTGTAGTATTACCTAACTGCGTTGTCGTGATAGCCTTAAGCAAATTGTCTATAGTTCGCTGTAGGCGGTCTGTTTCCGCTGTCTGTGGGTCATACCACAGCGTGAGTAAAAATTTCTGGGCTGTTTCGGCTAAAGTGCTTTTTACCTGGTCTGCCTCGCTTAGGCCTGTAGTAAGAGTAATATACTCTACAGCACTGTCCATAAGCCCGCTAATAATAGCGTCGTTGTCGCTATTGTCCAGTCTTAGCCATTCCCTGGCCTTTTCTATTGTTAGCATGCTTTAGCCTCCTCTCTATTAGGCAGTAGCTACGCTAAGCTTAATAAATGCCTCTGGTACGATAACCTGCGTATCAGCAATAGCCATGCCTCTATAGTCAACCTTGCCACTCTTAAAGCTTGACTGTGTAGAGCTTTCTACTGCAATGCCGTTAGCCAGGTTGTAACCTAAGTAGCTAAAGTTACCAAAGTAACAAACGTTGTCGGCTACGTAGTCGTCTACTACAACGTCAAAGCCTAAAATACGGCCTACTGTGTCGTCTTTAGGGTCTGCAATAAAGATAGGCTTGCCGTTATCGTCTACCATGCCGTAAAAAGCGTTATATAGTGTAGCGTTATTAAGCACCCACTTAGCCCCACGGCTGTAGCCTCTCTTAAGCTTAGCCACAGTAGCTACAACGTCCTTATATGTAATGCCCTTAGCCTTTGTAGCTGTTACACTGTTTGTAGTGTCCCATGTTACGCCGTGCTCAAGGCCTGTACCCTGGTTAGTACCTGTACCGTTAATAAGGCTGTCTGCGATAGTTTCAAATACGCAACGCTGTAACTCGTCGGCTAAATAAGCCTCGAAAGCGTCAATACTCATAGTACGCACCTTAGCACTAATGCTAAATACTTTAATAATTTCGTAGGCGTCAAAAGTAACCTGTGCAATAGTTGGCTTTTCGCTTTCTACTGCCTGCCCTTCTGTATTCCATGACGCCTTAGAGCTTGGAGTAGCCACAGGGATAGCAATTTTAGTAGGCATGTTAAACGCTCTTGCAATGCCAATAACGCCCCCCTCTGCTCTCGCCTTGCTAATGATTTCGTTTAATGTTGTTGTTGGAATAAGTACAGGAGTATTACCGCTTGTAGTGTAAGCGTCTGCTCTCTTTTCCATTTCGATAGCACGGTTTAAAGTCTGCTTTTCTACTGCGTTAAGTTCCTTACCCATTAAAGACTTATAAAAAGCACTTCTGTACTCTTTGCTGGCGTATACGTCGCCTTGTGTAGCCTCATAACTTCCCGCTCCAAAGTTAGCCCCAGTAATAGGGTTAAAGCCTCTAGCCTCCTGGTCTGTCTGTGTTTCCTTTTCCTGTACGTTTTCTTTTGCCTGTGAAAGTCCTGTAAGTTCGATATTAAGGCTCTTAATGTCTACGTTTGGGTCTGTTTCAATTGTGCCTTTGATTTCCTGGGCTCTCTGTTCGATTTCTTTAACGGTTTTGCCGTTCCAGTAGTTAAAAGCCTCTGCAACTGTTTTAAAGTTCATTTTTATTTACCTCCATTAAGTAGTATTTTGTTACAAAGTATTTTTGCGTTCTGTAACGCTTTGTAGTTCTCTATGCGTTCCTGGCGTTCGGCTCTGGCCTCCACGCTTGTAGTAGCATAGGCTGGGTAAGGTACTACGCTAACCTCGTAAACCTTGTCTATACGGTTAATAGTACGGGTGTTAGTAGCTGGGTCGTAACTGTCGCCACCTTTAGGCACCGTAAAAGCAAAGCTCATGCCTGTTAGGTCTCCACGCCTTACCGCCTCGTGGACTGTTTTAGCCTCTTCTGTGTTTGGTAACTCTGCCCTAAGCTGTAGCCCTGCCTGGGTTACTTCAAACTGCATAGTTTTAGGCGTTCTGGCCAGTGGCACCCTGCTAAAGTCATGGTTATAAAGTAGCCTGCTGTCGCTAAGGTCTGCCTTGTCCAGTGCTCCCCTTTTAATTACTTCGATATAGTCCCCTGCTGGGTCGTGTATCGTT